GCGCTGTCGGGACTGATTACCCGGAGCATTTATTTCTAAGTGCTGCATCTGTTACTGCCACATCACGCAATAAAGGAGTACCATATGGCGAAAGCTAACCGCCGCGAGGCGGTCGTACTCTTCCTGTTTGGCCTCGGTCAGCTGGGAGGGTGTTCTCTTCTGCGGGTTAAACCCGCCGAGGACATTCCACCCCCGGTAGATCCGAGTCTCCCTCAGGCGTGTGTTTGGCTTCCTCTACCCTATAAGTGGTCTTGCCTTGACTGGGAACAGTTCAAGGCCGCCGCCATGGATGGAACCGGTGCCTTAATAGGGCCGGTTGCGGAAGCCCCGTGACAATCGGGAGTTGGACGGTAGGGCCTTATTCGAGCTCTTTCGTCTCCTATAACGCTGCTAAACAATGGTCTGGCCAAGATGGCAAGACTATCCCCGGGAGAGTCTCTCGGAGATCGCAGTGGAACGACTACTCCGTTTCCCACCGAGTGTCTAAAGCGACTAAACCGGCGCCGCTGACTATTGAAGCCAGCGACAACGGCACGTCGTGGACACAGTTTACGGGTTTAAATCCGTACACTCAGGTAGTTGGTGCTCAGCTTTATGAACCTAATTTGCCAGCGGTCACTAATGATATTGGTGGCTTCTGGTTGGTTCAGGATGAGTACGAACTCCTTGCGAAGTTGCTCAAAAAGGTTAAGGGCCACACCTTTAATGTGGGTGTGGCTTTAGCCGAAGTGGACAAATTTGCAGGGGGAGTGGTTGGAACTCTCAAGAACTTGGGCCTTGGCGTGTTGGATCTCTCCGAGGGAAACTTCGGGGCATTCGCGCGCCGGTTTGGGACTTACCCTCCGAGTCCTCGTGTCCAGCGAAAGCTGAATACTCGGGACATCTCAGGGCGGTTCCTTGAAATGCGTTATGCTTGGCTCCCCGCTATAGGTGATACCTACAGCGCGGCCCAAGCTTTCGAGGCCATTTCTAATGGTCCCCGCCAGCAGCTCTTTCGAGTTTCTGGTAAACGCACTAGTGACATCTATGCGACGGCCACTTTTGGACGTTACAAGGGTGTACAAGTTGTTCGGCGATCTTATGCGTACGAAGCGTATGAGGAGCTGGGCTTCTACAGGCAGATGGGTTTGGGAAACCCTGCGAGTATTCTTTGGGAGCGAATCCCGTACTCGTTCGTTGTCGACTGGTTTTGGCCAATCGGCACGTATCTGGAGTTGATAGGACAGGTTCCTTTTTTAAAGGGCCGGTTCTTACGGTCGGATTCCATTAAACAAACGTTTAGTGGTTCCCCGATCGCGGACGCAAACGGTAAGTGGGGCGGATGGAAATACGTCCGCCCACCCAACTATGCGCCTATAAACTCTCTGCACTTTCAGTACTGTCGCAAAAAGCTTTCTTCCCTTTCTGTTCCTCGCCCCACTATTCAAGTGGCTGGCGCGGTGCAGGGAAAAAGGGTTCAGAATGCGATAGCACTGGTTCACCAAGTCTTCGTATCTACGGCAGTTTCCTTCCTTAGCAAGAAAGGAACCCGTAACTCCTCCTGGGCTGACTTCTTGGCCAATCTTTAATTAGGTTGGCTTTGGTCTCCTGGGTTCTTCCACATTACTTCGGAGTTGACAATTATGGCTCAAATGGCCAACATCCTTGTCAAGGATGATTCCAACCCGCTGGTCGAATTCACTTTGATCCCTGTTTCCAATGCGCGTCCGAAATGGCGTGCTGCGGTTACGGGGGTTCCGGTGTCCGGCCAGATCACGGTAGAGCTCCTGCAGAACACTGTTCTGCCAGATGGCAACTACCGCCGGGTTTTTCGCCTCTCGGTTCCTGAACTGGAAACCTTGGGGACGGCGGGAACGTCAGCGGGATACGTAGCGCCACAGAAGGTGGCGTTCGTTACCCCAATCACGGTCACCATGATCGTGAATCAGCGGGCTACCGTCGCCTCGTGCGCGAACGCTTTGAAGCTCCTTATTGGGCTTCTTGGCGGCGCGTATTCGACGACGGGTGGTGGTACCCTTTCGGGAACCTCTGCCGCTGACGCTGTCAAGTCGAACACGACTGGACCGATTACACGGTTCCTCGTTTACGGCGAAGACGCGACGTAACTGATAGGCCCATGGGGGCTTCTTACCAATTAAGTAGAGGTTCTAATGAGCAAGTCAAATCGTCCGTTTCGCAATCACACCAATCGCCATCTCCTTGAGGTCCTTGTGAAGGCCCTCGTAGAGTTGGATGATCGTGGCTATAGCTTTGAAGGCCAGAGCGACGATCATGATATGGAGGTGTCCCTTCTAGGCTTTGGTGCCATGAGGGAACAATCTCCTGGTGTGTATGTCTCATTTTCACACCTTGTGTGGAATGAAGACAAATTGCGTGAGGGGACCGAATGTGAGCACGGTGCAAACAAGGAAACTTGCTTGCGTTGTAACTCATATTCGGCTCTCTAGACAGGCTGATAGGTAACTTCTTGTGAGGTATATTCCTTATGAGTAAGAGCAACCGCTGGGATAGATGGATCTACCCCTTACCAAAGGAGACCGACACGGTCTTCTGTTCCTCGGTGATTGCAGAGCTACGGAGACGGGGCCCCTGGGCAGAAGCGATTGGTATCGCTTATGATTCCGGCGACCTTAGGAAAGTAATCGAATTCCCGACGCCTTACAGCGCCGAGGTCGAGGATTTCCGGGCCGTTGTTCAAATAAGAGCTCTTTTTAGTAAGAACTCTGACCTTGAACTGGGGTATAACCCGTTAAAGGCTGCCGTCGAAGCCTCCATTAAGGCTGAGCTGCAATGCCGCGATGTAAACAGGTACTTTGGATCTCTGTGCCCCTATGGGGCCGTTGTCACGACAATCAGTCGTGCGCGACGTAAAATCGCGGAGGTCCTCGGGCCTGTCCCTGCATTGGACCGCCTCAAGCCCAGGTTTGGGCCGGGGGCGTCGACGACTATCAAGCGCTCTGAGGCTTGCTGGGAAGGCAAGCTGCAAGCGCCCTTAGTGTGTAGCGAGGATTTGCTCCCCTACGTTCACTCCTTTCTGCCGGAAACGGCAGGGTGGGCTTGGAAACATTCCGTGGACCTTAGGCCCTTTCCTCTTTACGAGGACGGGTCGACGGTTGGCGGAACTATCCCAGTTTCTGTGGATACGGGTAAGCTGATCTTCGTCGAAAAGAACGCGAAGACTCATCGCCCAATCTGTGTGGAGCCCTTACTTAATGGGTTCTGGCAGCTTGGGGTCGGAGATTACATCAAAGATAGACTTCGCGTCCGAGCTAACCAAGACCTTACCGACCAGCAGCGTAATCAGCGGCTGGCCAGGGAGGGATCTGTGACAGGGAAACTTGCCACGATTGACCTCTCATCTGCCAGCGACACGCTGGCATTTTCGGTCGTTTTTGATCTCTTACCAGAGCCCTGGGTAGACCTACTCAGCAAGCTCCGTACCGGTGTAATGAGTTATGCCGGCCAAGAATACGAACTGGAGAAATTCAGTTCGATGGGCAACGGTTTCACGTTCGAGCTAGAGACCTTGATTTTTTGGGCTCTAGCTTTTGCGTCGACCGAAGTCCTTGGTGAAGATCAAAACAAAGTCAGCGTTTATGGGGATGACATCATTGTACCCTCGCGGGTATGTGACGTCTTAATCGCGGCGCTTACCTGGTGCGGTTTCAACGTAAATACGGAGAAATCGTTCTGGAGTGGGCCTTTCCGCGAATCCTGTGGCGCTGATTGGTTACTCGGCGATGACGTTCGTCCGATCTTTAAAAAAGATCGTCTTAGTTACCAATGGCTATTTGTGTTCCACAACTGGGCTATCCGTAACGGTGAGAATTCTCTTGCCGCGGTAGCCCGGGGTCTGATCCCTTTAGATTGGACAATGTATGGACCAGACGGTTATGGTGACGGTCACCTCCTCGGATCATATGATTTGATAAAACCGCGCGCCGCAAGGCGAGCGGGCTGGGAGGCTGGATACTTCCACACGCTGCGAGAAACTCCGAGGTCAATACTGACCGACCCCGGAGTAGCTGCACTCACTGGACTGTACGATCTGTACATCCAGGGGGCTACCAATTACTGGGACCCCAGAGAGTCTAGACGACCGGGAATCGTTCCCGGTTCGTCGAGTGTGGAGAGAGCGTCTATCTACACCTTCACCGAGCATATCTTTGTTCGGTGAAATTCGGCCCTCGGGCCGACACCCCTTAAGTAAGGGTTGACACCTTGGAAAGACAGGTGGGGC